TTGCCGTCGTTGTGTTTCATCTTTGGCACTTATGGAAGTATGGGCGATGGATGGTCTAGCGACCCGCCTCCGGCACCCGCTCCATACATTAACGCCGCCGCCAACTTTGAATTATCCTGCAATCGTGGTCTTGTTACGCGCACCCCTGGGCCGTCCGTTAGGGTTTCCAGTTTTGCCGGGTTTGAATTTAGTGCCCTGTTTTTTTCCTGTTTTTTCAGGTTTTCCTGCCATTAATAATCCCCCCGCATCAAAGCCGCTGCTAAAGGATTTCTTTTTCCGCTCGCTACGTTCTTTCCGCGCAAGACTTGAGCAAGCTCTTTTGCGCGTTGATCCTCTGGGCTCATATACTCTTGAGCGCCAACTGCACCGATACCGCCTGCTATGCCTGGGGGAACGACCGATGGGGGGATCCGTGGCCGTGTCGCTGCCTGGGCTTTACCGGCGTTGACGGCGTTTCTACCAGCCTGGGCGATATCCTTCACGAAGGGCAGGTTTGCGATGAATGAACCGATGTTCCTGCTTGAACCAAAAACATCTTGGGCCAATCTGGATAAAGTTGATGCAGTAGCACTGTGATTAACGGCACCAGGCGCTCTTGCTGTCGCATTCGATACAACAGCGGCAAACCGCTCAAGCTTTCGTCTGTCCTGTAGTGTGAACAATTCATTCATCAGCTCTGGCGATTCCGCCATAACCTTTTTGAAGGCACCGGGAAATTTAGCGATTGCTGCCTTATCGGTTGGGAACAGCTTTAGAAACGCTTCTTCACGTAATCCCATCCATGCCGGGTGTTCAGGTCCGAGTATTTTCTTAATACGCCTGATTGCCTTTGTCGTGCCGACCTTGCTGCCAAGCTTGGATGCCCCGAACAGGTACTTCGTCGCTTCACTTGGCTCTAGCAGAAATGTACCGTCCGCTTGATCGATCAGTTTTTCTAATATTTTGTCGCCTTCGAATTTCTTGGCGAATTCTGTTCGCAATGACCGGGCGTGTTTAAATGCTTCTATGGCGGTGACGTCACCCGTCATCATGGCGTCGTTAACAAGGTCGTTCATGTAGTTATCGAGCGATTTACGGATATTTGCGGCTGCTGCTTTTTCAACCGGATCGCTTGAACGAGTTAATGCCGATACCTGTTGACGGAATTGCTCAATGGCCTTCACCGATACTGATTTGATGTTACCCGGAAACTTCTTTTCAAAGGTTTCAAGCTGCTTGACCAATGAAGCCGCTTTTGGGGCTGTTGCCGGGTTAAAATCTTGAAATCCACGACGAATAGACGTTGCCATGCCCTTAACGCCATCTTTAAGGACTCCGGCCTTCTTCTGTGTGGATTCCTGATAAGCGTTTCGGACTTGAGCCTTGGCTGCGTCCGCATTTTCCCTCAAGGCGCTCTGCGTGGCTCCTACGCCTTCGAATGAGTCTATCCCCAGACCGCCAATATCGGTTTGGACGTTGTTTCGGGCATTCATTACCGCGTCAGACTGATTTTCCCTAAATCCGCGCATGACGTTGGAAGCAGGCTCGCCCATAGCGCCCTTGATCATGGAATCTTCCCTGCCTTGCTGCATTACGTGGCCACTGGCATCACCTTGGCTCAATGGGATTCCGAGTTCTCCCGCTTGGGCATGTCGGGCTGCGTTTGCCATATCATCGGGTGAAACGGCGTCACGGGCCATATCCTCAAACCGGCGGGCAAATTCTGGGGTTATTTCGTCTGCATCAATTCCCATTCGGTCCAGTGTTTTGCGTCCGGCGTCGGTTAAGGTGCCGTTATTCGCCATTTTGGTAGAACCAAGAAATTTACGGAAAAACGGCTTCAATAATGGTGCTGCGAATTCAAAAGCACCGCCGCCAAGGGTCGCAATTGCTGCATTTTGCATATCGATCGATTGCTCTGATCCAGCGGCTTGCGCGGCAAGGTCTTGCACAACGCTGCCAGAACCCGCCCCCAGACCAGTTCCCAAAGCACGACCAAGCATGCCAGCACCCTTTAATAAGCGACCGCCAGCACTGGCAAACGGCAATTCGATTAGGGCAGTAGTTCCGATATCTGAAACATCCTGAGATGAAAAACCGGGTGCGTTGAGGTAATGCTTATTGCCATCAAGCTCGACTATGACATTGCCGTGTTCGTCAATTTCGGCGGGAGCGTCTGGATGGAAGCGCTTGAAGATATCAAGCTTTCCGATGTCACCTCTCGATAAAGATAATTTTGCGCCAAGCATGCCTTCACCTTCTTTGAATTGCCCGGTGTATTGCTCTGGGAGTTCCGTAATAGCGGGGTCGCGCCGGTCTCCGCCCGTCCAGGCGTCTTGGACATAATCAACGGCACCGCTGGCCGCGTCAGATACGGTATTGAGCATTTGTTCGCCGAATGACGGCTCTCGCTTTGGCGCGAAACTGCGTTGCATAACAGCCTTTATCGTCGTGTCATCTGTGCCTTGGGGGAACTCAATTACTGAGCCGTCAGGGCCTTCGATTTCAATCATTTGTGGCATTTCATTCATTCCTGTTTATATTCTGTTTATGCGCTTACTCGTTCTAATCGCGACTTTGATTGCTTTTCCAGTTCATGCTGGGGAGATGACTGCGCTTGATAAGCTGCTCAACAGCCTGCCACCGATGAATACCCAAGACCGTGCCGCTTTCGATAAGGCAGCAAAGTCGATGTTCCATCGTGACTGCAGCTGCCTTTCCTTCATCCATGACGGCGTTATGAGAAAAGCTACCCTGCCCATAAACGACTCAGAACGACGCTTACTTATTGAGGGGATTAAACGTGGGTTCATTATTCCTGTGACCTCTGATCGAGCTTCTTAACGAAGCGGGAAAGTGTTGGTTCTTCCGTTGTTAATTTGAGCGCCCGGAGCACCGGCCAACGGATCGCCGCCCATCTCTTCAAGCCCCCCTGTCTGAGGGTTGTACCGACGCCGTTTAGGCGACGTTGCGCCTGATTGATTGACCCCAGATCCGCCGCGAAGCCCTGCCAGCTGAGTGCGTTCCTGATCATTGAAGATTGGGTTTTGCTGAATGTAATTCGCCTCAACATTTGCAAACCCGACCATCGTTTTCTTTGCTTGGTAATATTTTGACTGCAATTGAGCCAAACCGATTTTGCGTTGTTGATCTCGTTTTAGAGCTTGGATGATTAGGCGGTTCCCTTCCGGAGATTTCGACAATTCCGCCGAACCCTGAACGACGAAAGCCAAATCTTTATCAGTAGGATTGACGCCCAATTGTTTGACCAATGGTAAGATCATTTTCGTAGATATTGCCTTGTACAATTCGGCACCGGCCATTTGTGAACGGTCTACGTCTAAACCAAGTTGGGCACCCAATTGACGCGCGCCTTCAATGAACGGTTGCCCGAAGCCTGTTTGTAATCCGCTATCCAATAGCCCGGTCAAGATATCCAATTGTCCGACTGTCCCGGCTGCTGTTGAAGCCTGTTGAGCGCGGCTCGTATAATCAGTGGCGAATTGCTGGCCTAAGGCTTTTTCCATTGCAGTCTGTTGAGTTGGCCCGGTGTTGGTGACTGTGACGCCAGACTTACCGGCATTGGCTAGAATAGCGCGGTAAGTAGGATCATCAATCCGTTTTCCTAAGAAATCGGCCTGCGCTTTTGCCTCCCTAGTTAGGGGCTTGTTTTGGCTGAGTCCGGCCACTTCCAGATTACGATTATGCGCCGTAGTTGCGTCAGTTAACTTATCGGTTCGGGTTTGATTGTAGGCCGTTTTTTTGTCTGCCTGGTTCATATCGCGCATTGCAAACTGAGTCCCGGCAGGTCCGAGCTTGGAGTAGTCTTTAGACTTGCCCGTTAGCACCGCACCTAAAGCTTTGTTATAGTCCGCGCCTTGTTTGCTGTAGTCGTCGTTTATTTCGTCTTGTTTCTTCCCGGCAAAATAAGCGCTGCCTAGTTGCGCGATTCCCTGCCACGGGGATTGGATAGACCCGCTGTTGAACGCTTGGCGCTTGAGCATAGCGGCGAGGTCTTGCCGGGAGTCGTTGTTCCGGGCACTCTGTAGATGCGGTGGTAAAATTTGACCGGCCATTGATTATCTCCCCATCAGCGAAGCAGCGCCGAGATTGAACAATCCGCCCATCGCGGCGTTTTGCTGCCCGACCTTGGCATTATAATTCGCCATCTGCCCGGCATATTGGTTATTCATTGCCCCTATGACATCAGGGGCCGCAGCCCCCGCCCCAGCCATCGGTTGTTGTGTTGGTGTTTGAACGGCTGGCGACCCTTGCAGCAAGGCCGCGAGTTCGTTCATCGGCTGGCCGCGCTGTAACAGCATATCGTTAATCTGTTGCGACCGTCCGGCGTTCGCCATGTTCGCATCGCTCATTAACTCGCTCTCGCCCTGCTGGCGGGAAATCATGGAGTTGTTGAACAGGTTGTTATAAGCGTCACGACCGGCACCGATTGAATCATAACCAGCCGCCGTTCGAGCGTCGTTTTTGCGTTGGTCGAAGTTGGTCATTTCACGGTCATAGGCTTCCGAACCCATTGAGATGCCTTGATTGGCTAGGTTGGTCTGCATGGCGTCGTATTCCTGATCGAACATCGGATTCAATCTATCCCATACCCGGTTGAAACTCGCGTCCTCGGCCTCGTTCCGCGCTCCGTCGAAATCGCCAAGTCCAGGAATTCCAGAAAGACCGCCCCGGTCAATCGAACTTTGATAATCGGCAACGCCATCAAGGGAGAACTTGGAATTGTCGAACTGGTCAACGCGGGTTTGTGCCGCGTCGGATATGCCCTGCCCGATGTCCATTTGACCGTCGTATAAGTTTTGCATTTCGGGGCTAAACGTCTGCTCAGATTTCCATCTGTCGCCGCCCATGTCCTCGAACGTCACAGACCCGAACGGGCTATAACTGTCGGCCCGGTTAAGGTTGGCGTTAAGCCGCGCCGTTTCCGCGTTCGCGCCTGTCTGGGCGTTAACAACAGATGTCGGGTTTGGTGCCGAGGGAGCGCTCGGGCTTGAAAATAGATCGCCAATGAAAGACATCAGATTTTTTTCCTCATTAATACTGCTACCCGGTCATATCCGAGTAATTTTTCCCACCCCGAGCGGCCTAATATTTCCGTCTGAGTGAAACCGTTCTGCTTTGCATAATCTCGAATCTCGGAGTGGATGCCTTTTAGCTCCGTTAGGCTTCCACCACCGAGACCGATTCTCAACGTGTCGCCCTTTGACACGGTAATCGCTGCGGAGTTTCCCCGCGTGAATAGTTGAAAGGCCCCGCTACGGAGGCCCTCTTGTGTTTCTTCTTTACTGACGTAATCGCCTATGTTTGCGGCCTTAACCAGAAGCGGCCAAGCCTGCTCAAAGTTCATTCCTACAGGCCCACCATCGGAACGTATAAAATGTCGGTACTATGCCAAACCACACTCTGCGCCGTCGTGCTTGTTTTAATACGCGGTGCGCCGCAATAGCCTATGCCGGTGATAGACCGCCAAGCCTGAATGGTCGCCGCCTCGGTCGCCCAATCCGCCGAATCCCAGGTCGCGTCATCCCAAGCCGAACCTTCCGCCACAACCGAGCTCGCCGTATAGGTCGATGTCCCGTTTGCAAAGTCCACGTCGAACCCGATTTGGACCGGCAATGCGCCGTTTGACTCCATAACCGGGCGCATCATTGTGAATTGTTTGTTTTGCCCGCGAGATCCGAAATAGTTAAACGCTGGCTTGCCGGAACACTCGATTGCCGCCCCGTTATCGTTCGCCCCGGTGTCGGCTTTAAAGACAGTCCCGTTTGTGCCGAAATACAGCTCTTTGTTATGGACAACCCATGAAAAGCCGTTTTGCCCCCGGTATTCCGTCCATGCGCCCGATTTCAGATTGACGACATACTGCCGGAAGGTTGTGGTTCCGACCGGGACGTTCACGAAAGCGTATTTGCCTTTCGGGTAGAGCGTCATTGACCAGCCAGACCGCGATCCGTGCATCCTGTTTGCATTTCTGAATGCGTCTGCAATCTTATTTGTGATTGTCGTAGATGGGGCGCTTTCCCCTGTTGTCAGCACTTGAGACAACGGGACCACGCCCGCCTCTGTCAAAATAATCAGATCCGCGCCGACCTTCATCACGCATCGGCTGCCAATGGGTGCGCCAATCTTGAACACACCGATTAATGACCAGGTTGAGGCAGACGCCGGGTCAGTGCCTTGATAAACCGCAATCTCCCCGTTCGTTGTTCCGAAGCATATCAGGTCGTCAACACCGGCCCCGCCGTCGCGTGTCCAGCTTCCAACCCATGCCAACGTGCCGCCGTGCGTGAATAGGCTTGCAAGGTCGAACGTGGTGACGTTCCCGGCAATCGAATTGACCGGCAAATATGCGAATTTCAGTGAGTTCTTCAAAATCATAAACAGGCGGAGCTTATGCACCGTTGCGCCGATAACATCCGATGCCGTGATGCTGCTTAATGTAGGCGTTGCCCAGGTTGATCCGGTTAAGTGTTGGGGTGCGTCCGTTCCCGTCTCGTCCCACATCCACAAATAAGGCCCGCCGCTGGTCGCCATCATCAGGCTTCCCCACTTGGCCCCCGATAGCCCGGTTACGACCGCCGCGCCAACGGCCCCGGCAGCGGTCACATTAAATACGCTTGTCCCGGCAATGCCGAACATATTTTGAGTTCCTGCCCCGTCGTATGACATCAGCGTTTCGATGTTGTTGCCTAATCCCGTTGCATGTGAGGCAAATCCGTTTCGGGCGTATACCTCGGAATCGCCGGGGTGGAAGTTAATGAGATAGATAGCGTCGGTCGGCCCCATGAGGTCTTGCGATGTTGAGGCGTTCCATCCACCTATCGGACTGGGGATTGAGGTTTTGCGCCCGGCCATCTGCACCATGCTAGACACCGAATCCTGTGCTTGGCGTGTTGGGCGAACCAAGTATTCCGCCACCGCGAACGAGAGATAGCGTAGGAGCGCCACCGTCGCGCCCTGATGCCTGTTCTAGCTGTCGCTGGTACTCCGCGAATTCAGTCTCCCACGGCAGCCCCTTGGACTTCCTGAACCGCCATATGACGCCCAGGATTAGGACATCCTCTGGCAGTAAAACCGTGTCGGCGTCAGCAGCGAATGCAACAGCCTCGCCCAAGCCGTCCGCGTCGGTATCAACCCAATATGTCGAGATGTATTCAAACGCGATAGTTTCACTTGCCGGGGGCGTTGGCGTGAACAGAATGTCATTACCGCGACGGCGGAACCAATCAAACTGACCACCCGCCGTAACAGATGCCTGCTCGTTCTGCCATTGCGCCGGCGTGATAGGCCCGAGGACTTTGCGCCGACCCGTGCGGTTATACATCGAGTCGTTGGCGAAGCGTTGGAAGTCAGCCGGGATTGCCCCGGTCTGAATCGCCGCCGCCGTTGTCGTGAACGTCTGTTCTAGGGTCAGGTTTTCCCAATTTGTCGCTTTGACAAGCTCGCGCCCTTCCTTGTTTGCGAACTGTAACAGAGACTTGTTATTCAAGTCAGAACTACCGATAACCGAGACGGGCTGTTCTAGCGCGAGTTCTACGGCGGCGTCCTGGCAAATCGATAGCAAACTCATAGATTATTGTCCTTCGACCCATAGCTCGCATTCGCCCTTTGTCGGGGCTGAGAAAATATCGGCGGTGCCGTCGTTAACTACGAAACAGCCCTTTCCGCGTTTGACTTCAAGTGTTGATGGAGCGTTGAGGTTGGCAGAGCCGCCCCCGTCGCCTGGAGCAGAAGCCAACGAAGCAACCTGCGCCGACAGTGCCGCCATTTGAGCCTTGAGAGCTTTGTTCTCTTCCGCAAGGTGATCGTTTGAGCTGTGGCGCTCAAGGTGGGCGCGGGCCTGATCTCGCATTAGCGAGTACCCCATACCAAGACCCTGAATGATCGTGTCCGAGGCTTCCGCCAACTGTTCGACAGAGCGGATTTTATTGTATCTCAAGTCTTCAATGCGCGGGTCTTCTTGTCCCAACAAAGCAATCAAAGACGTTCCGCCTTCTGGTATCTCAGTGTTGTTCTTCCACGCCTCATACTCAGGCGCGTATATCTGCTTGATGTGGTCCGTTACCTTTTTGACCGGCGCGGTTTTGTTGTCGCCGGGAACAAAAATTTCAACGCACTCTTGCTCAACAAGTGTTCCGTCGTCTCTCACCGACTTATGGACGAAGAAACGCGGTGTTGTTCGCCCTCGCTCATGTGTTGGCATCATTGTGCCGTTTTTAAGCATGTCATAGGCTTCCTGGCCTGCATCATCGCCCCGTGCGAAAGCTGTATTTTGCATAACGTTCTCCTGGTTGTTGGTGCGCCAAAGTGGCACGGTTTAATCTGTTAAAAGTTGGGCGACGTATGGCAATAATCCATCGCCGTAAACGCTGATCTCACAGCCTTTCGGGGTCATCTGCCCGCACTGCTCCTTAAACCCGGTGGCTTGATTTGCCATCCAAGGCGTTGCCATAAATTTCCTGTCTTTGACGTAGACCGGCATTGCCACATCACCGGAGTTCATCGCCTGCTCATAGGCATGGTTTTCATCGCCGCGGTAAGAGCTATCGAAGCCGTATAAGTGAAACTTCCAGTATCCCAGGGCGACCCAAGCCAAATACATGGCCCGCAGGCCGACCGTGGATCCGCCGCCGATCAGAATTCCTCGGCCCTTCATCAACTGAACGTCTTTCTCGCCATCAATGACCGAATGCCACAAACAAACGTCATAGCCGTCAAGTGCCGTCATCACCTTTGGATGACACCGCGCCGCGATATAATAAGTTACGTCCTTGTGTGGTTTTTTAACGAAGTTGACGTTACCCTCGCGGCTGTCCAGCATCACCAGCGCGTCAGGTATAATCCCATTATCTATCAAGTAGTCGTGTGTCCCGTTGAGCGTCCATATGTGCGCCCCTGAGAGCGCCTTGTGCCGTATGCGCCCCAAGTTCTCCTTGATGCTAGGCCCTCCGCCCACAATCACCAGATCGTTTTGTACGCGGTGCTTGACTTGTTCAACCCACGGAAGTCCGCGCGCATTATTAACCCTCATGTGGGCCAGAGAAACATCATCAGAAACGTTCGACTTGGGAACAAAATCAATGCGGCTTATTCTTCCTTCCCAAACATCCTTGACCCAACCGCTCTCAATATCGTGCGGCTTTGGTTTCCCGTGAAACTTGACGATCCGTGCGGCATCCGGGACACCCTCGGCGCAGTCTTTTTTGAAACTCACGACCTGCCCCGGCAGAATATCCTGCCAGTAAGGCAAATCCATATCCGACATTAAAATCTGATCGTGGAAGTTGGGCGGCTCCATTTTGGAACCCTCGGCAATCCACCTATCAGGGTCCGCTATGAACTTTTCCCAGACATCCCGGCATGACCCGGCGGGGAACATCAGGATAGATTGAGACGGGCAGTCGTATTGAAAATCCTTGGTGACGCAAACGCCCTCAACGGCGGCCATCTCGTCAAGAGAGCCAACGATAACGCTTGATAAATCAATGAACAGAAACCGACCGTATTTCTCCAAATCAGGGCGGAACATTTCAGCCTTTGACCAGTGCCGGGGCCATCCATGTTTTAGCGGCTCCCAATGGATGTCTGACTCGCTGTCGTACTTCGCCCGGTCTACCGTGTCCGACAAACAAACGAATCTGTGGTCAGCGGTGATGTTCTGCATCACGCCGCGCCGTAGATTAATTACATAGTCCTTTGTGAATGCCCCCCCTGATTTATAGACCGTCAGGAAGTTCATCATCGTAATCATCCGGTATGGGGTAGACAATCGCCATAATAAAAAGACCCGTCCAAACTAGGATGTTCAACAAAATCAAAATACCTTTAATGACGTTCAGCATGGGCGCTCCTAAACGAATTGGGGCCAGCCGAAGCCAGCCCCAGTCTTGTTATGCAGGCAAGTCAACGTGCGGTGAGATTGCAATAACCTCACTGTTCGTCGCGCTGGTCGTGGCGTTAGCCGCAACAAGCGTGATGCCATGGATTTTGGTCTGTGATGCCGAGGTGTCATCCAGAACGCCAGCGGTTCCGGTGGTGTAAAGGGACACGTCAGCAGCGCAGGAGCCAGCGACACGAACATTTACGTTCGAGCCTTCCAGGCATACCCACATGTAATCGTTGTCAGCCGCAGCAACTTGAGCGAAACCGATACGCCAGCCGTCGTCAGCCATTGCTTTGGTTAAGGCCGAAGCCTCGTAGTTTTCATCAATGCCAACGGCATCATATTGAGTGATGGCGGTCGCAGTGTGGATATACATCCATTCTTGACCGTCAGTGCCGAACTCGCGCTGTCCTACAGTGTGCTGCGGAACAGTCGTGTCAGCAGGCGTCGCCGTGAGGTCAACGCCAATCTTTCCAGAGATAACATAAGCCATGCAAATGGCTCCTTTCATAAAAAAGGGCGACCCGTTAAAGAGCCGCCCGAAGTGTGTTTTAACCAGCGTGATTGGTTGCGCTTGGCGTCCTAGCCTTACGCAACCATTCATCATGCGACCATCGCGCCCTGCAACGCGCGATTAGAACAACAAAGGTTTCCAGCCCAGAGGATGAGCTTGACCATTGCGTCCTGGTTCGTTGAATAACGATCCTCAGACGGGCTCATATTTCGATCCCGGTGGGGACGGAACTTGAGATAATCCGTGTTTAAGAAGTACATATGACTCGCAGGTGCCTGAGCACTTGACGCGCCATCGGGAACAACTTTTGCGCCCATGAACTTCAGGTTATCGAACCCGGCACATGCCATTTTCTCGTCCGCAAACCGCTGATTGGCTTGCAGGCTTGACCAGTAATACTGGTAATAAATGTCATCGGCTACGATCAGCTTGGCGGTGTCGTTTCCGCGTTTCGTGCGAAGCCAAAGCGTGTTCATGGCAGCTTGAATCGTGGTTGCTGAAGGCGTTGGCGCTCCAGCTTCCGCGCTGAAATCGTAGATTTTGTTAGCCCAAAAACTCCAGGTTGAGGAGTTGATTCCGCCAGCCGTAGACAATCCAGTGTCAGCAACAAGCAACTGCAAGCCACCAATCTGTTTGCCAGAACTCGCCGTGCCGTCACTGTAAAGATCAGACGACAGGTTGTTCATCATTGTCCCTTCGGCGTTCTCAATGCGAGATTCCAGAAGGTCAATAAGGGCGTTTTCGCCGCTGTTTTGCAGTTCTTCCAAGCCAGAAATCGAGACAGCAGTTGCGGCCTGTTTGATTTCAAACTCAGCAGAGGTCAAAACGTCGGATGGAGAGATATTCACGGATTCATAGCCGGAATAGCGCTGAAATGTGCCGTTTTCTTGGTAACTCAGCTCTTCGGTGATGTTTCGGCCACCGGAGAAAGGTTTAATGCGACCCTTTTGTGAAAGTTCGTACAAAAGAGCGTTGTTTTTAGTGAAGTTGTCAGCCAGCTTGCCGGAGCGATTTCGCAGCGTTGTGGTGACGATTTCCGATAGGTTCGGAGAAGCCATTTTTCAAGTCCTTAGAAAAGGACGTAACCAGAATTATCGACCAGCTCCCATTGCTTTGCGTAGCTCTTCACCAACAGTACCGACCTCGCCGGGAGGTTCTGCGCCTCCGGGTGATCCGGTGATACTCACATTCGCCGCCTTCGCCTTGTCTGCACGGGCTTTCCGATCCGCTTCAATCTTGCGTTCGGTTTCCCGCTGGCGTTGGGTCAACATCGAGTCCCGATGCTGTGGCGTTGCCCATAAAGCTTGTTCATAGGCGTCTTCCATCGACGAGGCCGCACCGGATTCCAGTAAGGAGCCCATATGCTTGCTTAGGTCTTGGAAATGTGGATGCTTTAGGTTTCCCGCTTCGTCCACTTCCGCCGCAAATCCCTGGACTGTATCCGTTAAGCTTTGCTGACGTTGTTGTTCGGAGAGTTGAACCGCTTGCTGCTGTTGTTGTTCGAACCTGCTTAGGCGCTCATTCTGTTGAGCCAATTGTTGTTTTAGCTCGTCAGTGTAAGGGTCTGGTTCTAGTTCTGATTCCGTCTGATTTAATTGCGAAAGGTCCACGCCGCTCTGTTGCGCCAGCCACTTAAGGGCCCCAACCGGGTCGGTCTGCAATCTGCGGTCGGCTTCCATAAGGCGGCCAAAGTAGCCAGCCTCAGAAATCCCAGCGCGTTGCAAGTTCGCTCGTATGGGCTCAAGTGTCCGGTCAAGTTCGCTGTAACGTTCTTTGACCTGGTTAATTTCGGCGTTTTTCTGATCAAAAGCCCGGTTACGATCAGCCTCGCGACGCAGGACAGCACCTTGCGCCTTCGGGGGGAGATCATCCCATTCTGCTCTTTCTTCAGCCGTCCATGACGTAGGGGGAGTCAGGGGCCGCGTCTCCGCGCCTTTCTCTTCTACGTCTTTGCCTTGGTCGGGCTTATTCGGGTCCGATGGGTCGGCGTTCACTTCACCATCGGTTGAATTATCGGCCTTTACGGCCTTGTCAGGAGTGGCGAACTTGCCTTTTTCGTCGCGCAGGCGTTCGGCCTTCTCGGTATCTGTTTCATCTGGCGATACGGACTCAGCTTCGCCCGATGGTGCGTCGATTAACTCTGCCGGGGCTTCTAGCTCCTCAACAGGCGCATCGTCCGCTACAGGTTCCATTGCTGCCGCGATGTCGTCGCGTATACTTGTATCTTCTTCGTCTGCCATTAGTTTTGCTCCGTTAAGTCAAATGATTGAAAAGTGCGTTGTTCCTCATTGCGTTTGCTGCGAGTTCACCGCGTCGGCTTTGAAGGGTTTTTTTCACGATGTCTGCAAGCGAAGAATTGCCCGCTCCTAATTAACGCAACGGGGAGACAGGCCGGAGCAACCCGCGCTCGACCCGTCGCGATCCCCAAAGGGATTCTATCTCGTTTGTTGGTAAGCCTTTTTTATGTCTTCAGCGACACTGCCCATCTTCGGCCTTTCGTTAGCGAAGTTCTTTTCGTTGCCAACCTCAGCCAATCCGTGACGCCTCATAAACTCTTTGCGCTGGCGACGACCGCCAACAGGTGTTTTGAAATCCAAAGGCGACAAAAACGGCTCAATGTCTCCGACGATCTGCACACCGCTTCTGGTGTCTGCATACTTAGCCGCTTCGCGTTCCGCCTGTCGCGCATCTATTCCTTCTCGGCCCTTAGACCAATCGATACCGGATAGGCCGTCTCGATATGCTTTATTCGCCGCGCTGGTTTTTAGCTTGTCAGTGTGATCCATTGGTTGCTCCTATCGTCCATCAAACCGCACCGGAGGAAGCGCCTGAATAGCTTTCAGACGTGCGTCATTACCCATCGCTATGATTTCAGCCTCAGTTTTTTGCTTGTCCAATTGATGATCGGCAACGGTGGATTGCTCGTTGAACTCCTGCGCTCGCATCTCAAGTGCGAAGTTCTGGTCTGCAACCTTATTATCCAAAGCCGCCGACGCTTGAACCTCTTGCGTCTTCATTTGCAATTGCGCTTTTTCGCTTTGTTGGCCGGTTTGGATTTCAGCCTGTTTAAGTTTCAGCTTCTCTTGCTCAAGCGCGACTTTCGGATCTGGTTGCGGCGGTTGGTCCTTGCGCTGTTTGGCTTTTTTCTTAATGCCTTCCATCGCATCCTCGAAAACGCTTTCAATCGAACGCGAAGCCTTAAACCCGCGAACACCAAACATCAGCATTTCAGACACCAAAGGAAGCAAGTCAGGTTCTAGCTGTGCCATCTGTAAGGACGACTGCATAAATCCGCCGGCTGCACCTAAGAACTCAACGCGCTCTTTCTTGTCGGCCTCGGCGTCAACGGCAAGTGTTGAATCGGTCTCAATGTCGAGGCGGAAGGTCCGCATACCATCATCGCGCAATAGTTCCAGAGCGTCCTCAAACGCTACATCATCAACAATGTCTTGCGCCTTCTCGATGTCTTCCGGCTTCGGTTGTGGCGGCATCTGTATTTGCGGGACCTGCTGGCCTTGCTGTTGTGCCTGCTGCATTTGCTGTTGCATCATCTGGGCTTGCATAAGTAATTGCTTGGCCTGCGCCTGTTCTTCCCGCGTCGGCATCTCCATACCGGCCATTTCGCGGATGGTCTCATCTTGGAAATTCTCGGCAATCACTTCTGAAATCAGGACCATGTTATCGCGAGCAAACCGCTGAACGTCATCAATCGAATCCTGCATCCGCAGCGTACCAAACCGCGCCTTGATATTCTGTGCGCCCATCGTCTCGGACGCCTTCGATTGACCGCGCAAAATGTCCGACAAGCCTGTAACCTCGTACAAATCCTGTTTGGCCTGCTCACGGGCATTCATCAGGCTCATAAGCGTTTCCGCAACCTCTTTCAAAGGCAGATACTCGACTTGCCCCTTCATTCCGCCCTTGTCTGCGAACGACCCCCATTCCTCAACAGGGATAAGCCGGTTTTCGTCGCCGTTAAGAGCCGCCTGTAGGTCTTGCTTAATAGCTGAATTATAAACGCCCGTGACCTTAAGGGCTTTCGTCAGCAAAGCAATGCGCCCGGAAAGCTCGTCTATCTCGTCGGCCTGATCCTGGTACTCAACGTAATCAGGGACGGGGATCAGGGTGTCTGTGGTCATCGTCGCATATAAAGGCTTGGGGCAGGGAAATTTACCATTGAGCTTTAACGGGAACTTCTTTTGATCTAATGGCCCGTGCTCATACCCTTTGCATATCCAATAAACGGTCTCCGTCTCCGAACACCAGATTTCGTAAACCGTGGCTTTCTTCCAAATGTCCGAAGGAAGGCCGCTGTCTTCGTCCTTCGCAGACTTCGGCTGAAAGTCTAATTTGATCTGGGCGACAATCTTCTTATCAAACCGCGCCTCAAGTTGTGTCCGTGTCATATGCGCCCGACGCCAAACAGCCCGGACCTCTTGCCACGTTCTCGCTGGTGTGTGACCGAAGTCTTTCCAGTTCAGATGATCGACAAAAACGTCTTCCCATTGAACATCGTCGTAAGGCTCGCCGTCAACATAGCGGCCATCGTCGTCTTCTTTGGTATTGCCCTCTTCATAAACGGTGCCGTCGTCGTCTGTATAGTTCAGGACGCTGGACGCAAGATCTCCTTGCTCATTGAACTCCTCATTAACCACTTCGCTAGGGTTAACCGGAATTCGAGGTGTGTGTGATTGCATGGTAGGCACGTAACGAATCCACGTCTGCCCACGTCCGGGCAGTAGCCGGTCCTGTACTGCCCCTCGGATAACGTCATCAAATGGCTGTGTGTCGATAACATAAGACGCGCAGCGTTCAATCAGCATCGCAGCGGCGCGGCCTACAGGGTCTTTGTCCTTAAATCGTCTGACGGCCTCTGGCTTAGGCGTGTTCGAATACAGCGCCGGGCCTTGAAGCTGGACGTTCGCCCATAGCAAATTCAATTTGCGAGAGCTATCACCCGCTTTCCGTTCGTCACGATAGCGCTTGATGATCTTCTCGCCCTGCTTATGCCAATCCGCAGCATCGCCCGCTCCAGTGCATTCCTTGTCATAGATTTTGATTTCAGCCATCCAGCGTTTAACGAGCGCAACTTGACCTTCGCCAAAGTCCTTATCGGTTTCGACTGTTTGATCATCCATATGAATGGACCTCTAAATTCTGTTGCGACCCGGTGCTTTAGGATGCAGGTCGTTATATGTTGCGGGCTTTAGCAGCTCTGCCATCGCGTCTTTTTTTGTTGGTTCCGGATCCATCGCCCGATAGGCAAGCGCCAAATAACGCCAACTGGACCCGATGTGTTCCGCCCAGTCCTTGACCGGGTTTTGCCTGAATGTTTTTAACTCGTCGTCCCATTCGCGCCGGTAGTTCTTCAGCCCGTCAACGCCGGTTTCCGTAAGTTCTTTGTCGAACCGCGCAAACTTGATGATTTCACGCCCCGCGTTAAGCCCGTCCGCAACAGACGCCATCTTGACCTGTTTCGGTTTCCGTCCGTGGTCCAGCAGCATTTCAATTCGGGTGCGCTTCGATCCCCAGTTGGTGTGTCCAATATCGTGCGGAACGTAATCGGTTCCATTATAGCCACGATCGTCAAGCCATTTGCACCAGTCGGCTAAATCGTCCGTCTCTGGCCTGTGAAAATCAACGATGTGCAACTGATCCCCAATGCACTGAAAGCACCAAATCGGGTTGTTAATCGCCTTGCCCAAATCCCATGCCGTGTGAACCGGATAGTTCCAGTTAACGGGAACATCACCGATCCGGCCTTCACGCTCGGCCTTATTCATCTCCGCGCCCCAGTAGGCACCGACCATTGCGCCAGCAAAGGAGCAATAATATTCCTGCTCAAATATAGCAAAACCAAGGTCTATGCCGTGCAAGTCCTGGTATTCTTGCAACGCCTCGGCTAGTTGCTCCTGCCCAAGTGCGCCGGTTTTTTCAATGCTCAGTATTTCCGCGAACCAGTTCGGATTATTAGTAGCACGGTCATACATCGTCTTGGCGTGGTTGTTGCCGCGTGGTGTTGTAATGAACGCTGCAAACCCATTGCTTTCCCGAATCATTGGCGAGTGATACGCCCATGCGCTCGGATTGCTTAACGCCCACTCCGAATAAGCAATGCCCTTCGGCCCAGAACCTACAGTGCTGTCATACCGGTCAGATCCGATAAGCTGAAACGTTGCCCCGTTGTTGAGTTCGATGAACATATCATCGTCTTGCATCCGCTTGATTAGCGGTTCAGGGAATGCCTCGAATATCCGTCTTTTCCCGGTGTGTCCGTTAACGCCGTTCCATATCGCTTTCCGCGCCTGTTTCTGTTCAGGGAAACAATGCCAATAAGTCCCAGGGTCTTTAAGCGCCAATTCCCGCATGGCGTTGAGAACGATTTCATCCTTGCCAGCGCGGCGATGCCATATTGCCATGAGGCGATCATGGGTCCTGTTAACCAGTGCCTCATGAAACGCCTGCTGATACCAGCGAACGCGAAAAGATAACTTCATTTCTCTGGCTTGGACTCATACACGGTTTCGAACGTTATGTTTCCTGTGTGTTCTATCTCTTGACGATCAACGAACATTCCTAAATGCTTACCGATCTTTTCTAAGGCTGCTAATTTGTCATGCACCTTAATCTTGACACCCACCTGAGTTAACGAAACCTCCGATACTGCCGCCGCTGTCGCGTCGTCCATTTCATCGCTCGGCACCAGTTCAACCGGGTATAGACCAAGACCGTTTGGAGATGCGTTTTCAGACTCAGTGTCTATAGGGCTTCGGCCCCATTTAACTGCCTTCCGAATATCGAGAAAACCAATCTTAGCCAACTCCCCCAAAACTTTATCTTGGTCTATTTCCGTCCGTTTGGAGCGGCTTGCCATCGCGTCTTGAATGGCTTTTGCCACCATAACATTAGATAACAGGCGGCTACCTTGCTCCTGCGCCGTCTTTTCAGAGTATCCAGCCCGAATTGCCGCCTGCGTCGCGTTCAGATCAATAAGGTATTCCTCAACGAAACGCGCCTGCTTCGGTGTTAATGCCATTAAGCCGCTCCGTTACGCAGTGAACGTGTTCATGCTCGACCAATTGTTGAAACCTTCGTTTTCCGCAAAGGCTTGTTTGGCGGCGTTGATGTTTGTGTGTGATGCCGAAAGTTTGACGTTGGTGTAGGATAATAGACGCTCGTTGAATGTCCCCGTCGCCTGAACTGTGGCTGTGTCGTCAAATAATTGCATCCAGTCGCCGTTTACCGGGAGCGTTGTGCCTGTGGCCGCTCTAACGACGCCCTGACGGCTCCCTTGGTTGCTCATGTGTAAATAGCGCCCTGTCCCGCTCTGGTATACCCGGTTCGTCCTAGCAGGAGGTCAGCAAGTTCCTTGTTTTTTTTGTCCGCTTCCTCTGCCGTTGATTCTACGGTTTTTGTTTCGAACGGGTTATCAAATGCAAATGGGTTTCCCCGGCCTTCCCGGTCGTCTCTATCATCACCAAACGGAGAAGGTGGTAGTGTTGGGGCCACCGACCGCATCGGCGCATTCACTGCGTTTTCTGCGGGTGCTGTGAATGAACTAAGTGCCGCCGACATAATGCCCGGCTTCTCGCCCGCTGCGCGTTCTTGTTGTTGCTCTAACGGAGATCCGAAAAATATATCAGGCTGAACAATATCTTCAAAAAACCCTATAGGCTCTTGTCCTGGGTATGCGTCATTTGCTTTGCCGCGTGCGATTTGGCCGGGGATAAATCCTAATCCTGGAATGCCTCCAACTAAACCAAGCCCACCAGCCCATTTTTGCCCGGTATCCCATGACTGAGCCTCGTCAATCAAGGCTTTGCTTAGTGCTTCACGCTCTGCTGCTTCTTTTGCCGCTTGGGCGCGGGATGCCGCCAAGGCTTGTTCATAGGCGCTGTTTCCGCCACCCCCAAAAGCCGGATTATCTTGATCGTTCCATCCTGCCTGCTGGCGAGGATCGCCCCCACGTCCTCCGCCGTAGCTGGAACCACCGAAGGAATCACTAAAGCCGCCACCATAGCCGCTATCTCCCGAACCTGGCCCTCCCCCGTATCCCGGCATTGTGCTATACTCCCGCTATGGAATTGAGATATTTAAGAAGTGGCCGCCCCAATAAAAAACCCGACTCCGATGGTTCGGGGCGGGCGACAAGTTCCAACATGAATTTTGTAAAAGTACCAGATTTTTAGAACAAGTCAACGGCATTAGCCGCTTTTTTATTTACCTTCAATTTTAGCCTTCCCCTAATCCGCCATTCCGCCAGCGCGTTAAGGCCTTTTATCAGTTTTGGGTCTACCCGGCTCAAGTTAGGCAATCTCGAATACACCGCGCAGTTTTCAACAGCATATTTC